ATTTTTTCTATACCTGTACCTGTAATAAAATCATCCATTGGTTTTTTTATTTTACTAAAATTATTCTGATAAATTAATATTGGTTTCCATCCACAAAATAAATTTCTACCATTTATTAATTGTCTATTTCCAGTATGCAATAAACTGAAAATCCAATAATAATTTAAATGTTCATTCATTCTTTTCATTACTTCTGGTAAATTCATTTGACCGCTATAAGCTATACAAAAACCATTAGGTTTTAAAACTCTTTTAGCAAACCTTGATAGTTTTGTCCAACATTCTAAAAACTCTTTTGGATAAGGAGGATCAGTAATTATACAATCAATACTACCATCTTTAATATCTGCAAACACTTCTTCAAAATCACCTAATCTAAAATCTATTTCTATTTCTTTGTTACTACCTTCTTCTGCTAATATTCTTCTTTCTTCTTGTATTGCTTCTTTCTTTTCCTCTTTTTTTATTTCTTTATAAGCAGCATTAATACTTACTTCACCTGTTCTTAATTTTGCTTTTACTTCTTCTGGTGCTTTCTCTTGTATCTTTTTTACTTTAGCTATTGTATCGTGTGAAACTGCTGCAACTTTTGAAAGTTCTTTTCTTGTATCAATTGGTTTCACTTCTGCAGAAATCTGCGAAAGTGAATTTCCTTTATATTGTATAGCTTGATTTTCTTTTGCTTTTGCTCTAAATACATCTTCTAATTGTAGTGCTAAAACAGTTCTTTGGTAGTTAGTTAAATTACGTCTTCCGAATTGATTGAGTATCATCCATTCTTTAACATCATCTTCACTATTAAAACTTTTACTTTCTGTTTTAAATTCTAAGCTCCATTGTTGAGCAATTTTAAATCTATTATGACCATCAATTATATAATCATTCCAAGTTAGAATTGGTTCTCTAATACCTTCTTCTAAACAATTGCTTTCAAGTTGTTTATACTCTTCGTTTGTTAAAGGTGGTATAAGTTCTTGAAATTCTTTTAATATATTCATTAGTTATTTTTTTTTAAGTTGTTGTAATAAAGTTCTTTTTCTGTTTCACTCAGATCATCAAAGTTGTAAGTTGGAATGCTTCCATACTTCATTTCATCTTTGTAATAGGGTTCTTGTTTTGAATTAAGGGAGACATAATCTCCCTTTTTATGTTTGAATTCATAGTAGTATAAATACTTCCTAACTGTTACAAGATTTAACCCAGTAATGTGTTTTATTTCATTATCACTGTAACCCCTTGATTTTAGGGATAGTATTTTATAGTACCTTTCAAGGTTAAGTTTAAAATGGTAAGTCATCACCATCTTCAAAACTTTCAGTTTGAGCTTTTGGTTCAGGTTGCCATTTATCAATACTTATTGCAACATCTTTGTTAAATTGATCTATTTCATCTTTGATGTTGATGTTAATTCTGATAAACTTATGTCCCTTAAACTCTTCAATATGGTCTTTAATTTTATTGATGTTTATTGTAGCTTTTAACCAAGTTTCACTTTGTTTTTTACCACTTCCACAGTATACTTTTTTTTCACTCATTTTTATTTGTTTTTAGATTAATTTTATTTCACTACTGTAACTCATTGGCTGCCCATCCCATTCTTTGAATGCATCAACCAAATCATTGTATTTTTCAACTCCTCTGTAAATTGATTTTTCAGATAATTCATACACCTGAACATTGTAAGGTTCTGATTTTTCAATTGCAATAATATAGTAAACAGTATCTTTTGGAAATGCTTCCAAATACATTGCACCCTGCATTATATACCCAAGATTGTCATAGTACAAATCTCTTTCAAACCTTTCTCCAGCATCAGTTGTTGTTTTAATATCAGCAATAAAACCTTCTCCAACCATATCAACAAACCCGTGAAAGTTTACACCCTTGCACTGCCATTCTATGTGCTTTTCAGTTTCAGTTGTTTTGGATAGTAAATCTTTAAATACTTTATTTTCTAAAGCTTTGCTATAGGTTTTATAACAATGATTGTACAATTTTGTAGTTACAATTGTTTTGCTTGGATGCCTTTCTTGAAACTCTGCCCAAGCTTTACCAGCTCTTCTTCCTTCATATTGAATATACTCTCGCAATAGCTCTTCAGGTTCAAGTACCATTTTATGCAACAGTTTGCCAAACTCCTGTGCATCTGTTGGAGGTGTTTCTTCCTTGTTCCAATAGCTTAATAAATGATTTGGGGATTTACTAAAAGCACTTAATGCTGAATAACTTAATCTATCTTTTTTCATCTTAATTATTTTTAAAGGATTCGCTTTCATCTTCTCCAAACACCCCAAGCTCATAAAAACCACATAGCTTTAGAACTATTCTGCTCATTGCTCTCTTTTCTGCAATGGCTACTGGATAAGCATTTCTGTTGTTTTCAGGGGAACACTCACCGTAGGTTTGTATCTCTACATCATTGCATTTACCTGTTGCTTTGATTATACAGGTTTTTAAATCTGGATTATAATGCTTAAGATCATAATTAATTGAAATCTCTGCTCTTGCTTGAATTTTATCAATACCACTTCTTGTGATTATGTGATAGTGTTTGTGCTTAAATGTATCTTCAACATCAAGCTCATACTTTTGAAACAAAGTATTAAGTTGTTCTTTTCTGTTCATCGTTAATGAATTTTAGTGTTAATAATTGTAGTTGTTTTGTTTTTGAAAGTATTGTCTTGCAACGTAAACTTTTTGAGTTTATCAATCTTAGTTTTCTTTGCAAATCTTCCAAGTTGTAGATTTCCTTTTCAAAGCCATTTAAAATGCTTCTAAGGGACTTTTGAGAAATTTGTGTGTGTTTGTTAAGTAGAATGTTTTTATGCCAGTTAACTCTTGTTAAACAGCTTTTAACATTTCCAAGAAGTTCTTGCTCAAAATGATGTGTTTGCCATTGATCTAAACGCTCTTGCAGATATTTGTAATGTGCTTCTTCTTCCAATGTGTAATTCATAGCTCTTGTTTTAAGGTTTCAAGAATTTTTAGCAGTTGCATAAACTCACCATTATTTACACAAATAGAATATTGAGTTTTGAAGCTTTTGAATTTTACAGATTTGAAATTGTCATTTTGTACAATCTCAACATCTACTTCAGTATGCCTGTCAGATAGGGTAACAATGTGTCTTTTATGTTTACTTGTTACTTCCATCCTTTACTTTTTTAGAATGTTCTTTATTGAATTTTTGCATTAACTCAACAAGAGTAGCTGAGTAGTTTAAACCAAGTTTTTCATTGGTTTCTTTGAATTTGTGCATTATATCTTCTTTGCCTTTCTGCACATAGAATGTTCTTACCATTGTTTTAAAGATTAATTATTAAATAACTGATTATTTTGTAACTAATGTAAAGTGCAGTTACTAGCACTGTTGTGTTTAATATTTCCTTTTTCATTGTTTGAATTTTTTAGTTGGAAATACATAATCAAGCAATTCATCTTCTTGAATGTCAAGAACTGTTGCTTTAATAAGTTTTACAGATTCTTCAGCAGTAATTTTACCTTGCTCAACCTGTTCAATGATGTTTAAAATTTTATTCATAGTTGTTTTTATTTAATTAAAAAATAAGGTGGATTGAAAATCACAGGATTTTTTTCATCTATTTTACCATAATTAGTAAAGTTTCTATCATTAAACCATACTGACTTAGGACACCAAAAACTAAATTCTTTATGGTCTGATACCATACTTGTACCTCTTTTTACTATTTTACTATAGCATAATAAAAAGGCTTTTTCAGTTTCTTTAAGAATATAAATTTCTTGATTATTAAAACCATTCATAACAACCTCAGTGTTATATGGTAATTGTTTTTTTTCTAATTCTAACATAGTTGTAATGTTTTTTGTAAATATATAAATAATAATTATAAATATACAATACTTAAATAAAAAAAAATTAAAATAAATGTGTTAACCTTGCTACCTGACCATTGTTTTTTGAGAATATAAAGCTTTCTATTGCTTGATTGTTAGATGAAGTATAACCGTATTTTGAATGCCATCTATCTGCTGGTGATGGACTGCGTAAGCTTTCAAGTGACAAACCAACATAATCTTTATTTATTTTGTGATGAACGTGGTGAGTAAACATATATCTGTACTTACACTTGCTCCAATCCTTGCATTCATCAGCCATAAGCATAGGCAATAAATCCCACTTTGCACCATCACCGTGAGTACTGCCGATTAAATTGTTTTTATACTTGTAATACTTCCTGTATTGTAAGCTAATATCAAAACTTATGTTCTTATTATTCTTAAAATATGTAGCAATTACATCTGCTAACATAAAACCAGTTAAATAGTCGTGGTTACTGCTGTTATACATAATATGTAAATCTGGATAAAATGCCAACAGCATTTCAATGATATTAATATACAACCTTTTAGCAATGTGAAAATGCTCAAAGAACATTCCGTCGACATCTTGCTCAGTTCCTCTTGTGGTTTTGTTGCTAAAACTATCAATGTGCATCACATCATTGCCAATAACAAGAAGTATTTTATCTATGTTAAAACCTCTGCTTTTATCTAGGCAACCTTGTACACCTTCAAGCGTTCTAATTACAGCTTTCTGCTTGTTGTATTCCTCACCACTTATAAAACTTTTACATAATTTACCAATGTGAATATCTGCTGGTGATATCAACAGTAAATGTCCATCACTAACCTTTGGCTTTTCAATGTATTTAAACTCTGGTGCATACTGCTGAAGCTCTTGAATTAAATCTTCTTTGAATTGTTTTAAATCTCTTGATCTAAAATTTGCATTCTTAAAATATAAACTTGCATTTTTAGATTTTATCCAACCACTGTGTACATCATTTGGGTTTAAACCCTCACTTTTAGCTTCTTCTTTTACCCTTCTATATTGCTGAATAATGTTTGCTTCATCTTCAGTTAATCTGTATCTAGGGTTTCCCCTTTCTTTTTTATACCTATCTGAAAAATCTTTGTTAAAATTTCTCATTTTGTTAGTCTTTTATAGATAACCAACAAAACAAAACCAATAAGAAAAATGTAAATTAAACTCTGGTATTTTTCCCACCAGCTTATTTCTTTATATACAATCTTTTCAACTTCAATTGGTATAATCTTCTCCTTAATAATCGTATCATTAGGTAATTTAACTGAATGAATGATTTTCTCTGTGATTGTGTCGTATTTATAAGATATCTTAACCCTTTCATTATTTAGTACAATTACACAATCTTGTTTGATGAAGTTGTTTATTAAAGTTGTATCATATTGCTGAACTATAAAGGTATCAATAACCCTTATTGTATCAATAGAAACCTCTGTTAAATGTGGGTATTTTTTAACTAATCTATTTAGTCTTTTTTGTGGTGAACAACTAAAGAGCAGTGCTACTGTGAGAACTTGGATAATATACCTTTTAAGGCTTTTCTTAACCATCTTTTTGTATTTTCTGCTTTGAATAAAAACAATACTAATGAAATACATAGAACTACACAAAAATCAAGTAAATCTACTTGCATCCAGTAGAAAGCATACACATTCAAAGCCAATATAATCAAACCTATAATGTTGGTTAATATGTTTTTTTGTTGGTCATTCATTATTTCTTACTTTTTTTCTGGTATTTATATCCCTTTGGCTGAAGCTCTGCATACTCTTCACCAGCATTGAAACACGGACAGGCTTTATTGGCAAATTCAAAATGGCTATGTATTGAAGCTTCTGGATAAATGTGTGTTAGTGTTTTAAGTATTTTAACTAATGCTTTTTTCTGTGCTTCTGTTCTTGTATCTTTTGCTCTTTTGCTTTTACCTAAACCACCAATGTAACAAATTCCAATGCTAGTTTCATTTTCTCCTTTTGTGTGCGCTCCAGACCTGTTTATTGGTCTTCCATAGTCAATAGCACCATCCAAACCAATTACATAATGATAACCTATATCACTCCAACCTCTGCCTTGAACGTGCCATCTTTTTATCGTTGATGTAGAAACATTAACACCCTCAACAGTTGCAGAACAGTGTATAATTATTTTATCAATCTTTCTCATAATTATTTATTTTCTTTTCTTCTTTGTGTTCTTGCTGATTTTTTTCTTGCATTTTGTAACAACCTTTCTTCCATTTTTGCTACTTGCCTATGAAGCTCGGTGTTCTCTTTAATCAACTCATCAATCTTTAATTCTAAACCTTCAATCTTGGCTTTTAACTCTTCTATAACTCTATATGAAAGTTCATCATTTCTCTCTTCTTTTTTTGCTTTAATGTCAATTCTTTGCTTTATCAAAGACCATATTTCCTTAATACCTAGTGCAGTTACTAGGGTTGATATCAAAACAATTAAATTGTGATCTTCCATATTTAAAGCTTTTTGCACAATATTATACTTTTATTCTTCAACTGGTTCTTCTTGGCTCCAAGCTGCTGTTGACATTAATTCTAAAGCTTCTGAGTGAGTTAAAGTTTGTGATGGTTTTACTGTACCATCTTTTATAAATGATGGCTCTGAACTGTATTTAATTACAAATAAAGTATCATCTAAACTTCTTCTAATTGTTTTTGGAGAGTTTTCTAAAATT